CCCCTCCATGGACTCCCAGAGCGTCCGGGCGACTTTCCGGCGGCGTTTCCATTCGTGGATCCGCTTCGTGGCCGCATGGAGCAGGACGAGCACGCCGGTGAGCCCCAGAAGGGCGGCGAGAGTCAGCGCAGGGATCCAGACGGCCCCCAGAATAGCGGTGGGCCAGTTTATGCCGATTGTGCCGCGGCCCTTAGCGATCAGGATTGCGATCCATGCCGGTGTTGCGATCAGAAGGGTGAGAGCGTAGAGCTTATTATTTCCTCTTTTCACGTTTCGCCCTCCTTCTCTGCGCCCGGTTTCCCTCCGGGTGTGGTGTGTTGTTCTGCCGGTAGGGTGAGACGAGGCCCGCCTCCAGAGCGCAGCGTGTACAGAGCCACTGGACGCCCTGCTCTTTTTTGAGCTTCTCAGCTTCAGGAGCTTTCCAGCACTTGCGCCCGCAGTTGGGGCAGTCGATCAGCTCCCAGTCCGGGTGCTTGGCTTTGGTGTCTCCGTTCAGGTTCTCGTCGAGAGGCAGGCAGAGGATCCCGCCCTTCTCGCCGTCTTTCCTCGGCGTCAGGTCAATGCCGAACTTGCGGAGCTTCTCGCGGGTTTCGTCCTTTTGTTCTTCCTGCTTTACCTCTATGACTTCCACCTGATCGAGTTCCAGACAGAACACGCCCTCCGGCTCCCATTTCTTTGCCCGCCATACCTCTGCGAAGGTTTCCAGCGTGTCATAGCAGCAGAGCCCGGCCGCCGTCTCAGTGATGAACATTGTCTCCATGACGGCCTCGTCGTCGGCGTCGTCCCAGCCGTAGAGGTGCCAGCTGTCGTAGTTGTCGTAGTCCCACATGGAGAAGTAGAGCACATGGCCGTCAATCGGCCAGCCCGTCCCGGTCACTTTTCCGGTGATGATCTTCGGTTTATATCCCATTTGTGTGTCCTCCTTAAAAAATCGTATTCATGCAGATAATGAGAGCGATCACGGCCACGAACGCGATCGTGATCGACTTGTGGCGCTGGTTGTCTTTTTCGCCCAGAACGCCGAGCAGCAGCACCGCCGCCACGACGCCCAGCAGAATGTTGAGTGCGATCATTTTCTTGCCCCCTTCCTGAATGAGTCCGGCGCGTTGCAGGTGCTCCAGTGCGGTGTATAGCCCCAGCCCTGAGCCTCTGCTGGATCGTCCACGGCTTCGCAGCTTATCACGTCCCCGGCAGGCGTCACCAGCTTAGTGTTGCCTCCGGGCTTTACGCGGTAGTTTACCGGCCGAGTGTCGCACGGCATTGAACGGCCGGAGCGGGTGCGGATCCATTGGATCGGCTTCCCGCAGCTCTTACATGTACTTGTTCTCATGCGCTCGCCTCCTTACCATGTCCATGTGTCGCGCTTCGGTATGAACACGATCTCCTTGTTCTTGTATCTCTCCATATACTCCAGTGGCGTGTCTGGCTCCCCGTCGAAGGCATTATACAGAGCGCTGCATAACTTTGGCCCGTCGTCAGCTCTTGGCTCAACGTCTTTCCAGAGTTTCCCGGTTTCGTCCTCATAAACCGGACGATCCCAGCTGTCACGGCCTTTGTGTCTCAATATCATGTACTTCTCCCAGTACCAGAGCCCTTGCTTTCCCTTTTCTGGTATCGGATCTGACAGGAAGGTGACGTTCTGGAGCTCCCACGCATACCGGCCCGGTGTCCAGTCGCCGAGCTCCATTTCCTGCTCGGTCGGGACGAAGTAGTCGCCGAAGTCTGTCGCGTGCTTATCCGTGGTGAGGCTTTCGGCTCCGATCGGGATATTCTTCGCCATGTCCACGTCGGTGCCGGGGTTGTGTACTATGTGCCAGACGTTCACAAGCTCAGCGGTGGCTATAATAGCGCCGCGCGGCAGTTCGTCGAGCTGTCCCAGTTTTAACCCGTTTTGTCCCGTATATCCAGCATACTGTCCCAGAGCTTTGCGGACTTCCTGCGGGAGAGTCCGGGGATCTTTTGCTGCTGCATGGATAGCGATCGGCCCTCGGTACTTTGTGGGCCAGCCTCTCGTCTCGTATTTTTTAGCGCCGCAGGCTATAAGAGAGGCCCACGGCTGCCATATTGTTATTGCTTTCATTTATCCCTCGCTTTCTGCCTTCCAGACGATAGCGGAGCGCCCCGTCACGCTGCACGCCCGCTTTCCGGCGTTTGTTGCTTTTCCTGCTGCCTGCGCTTTGGTGAGGATCGGGCCCACGTCGCTGCGGCTCACTTTCACACCTCTGCCAGCCAGAACGGCCGCGATCTCGTTCGCCGTCATGGCCTCGCCCCGGATCAGCTCCAGCACCATGTCCTTGACACTCTGGGCCATGTCCGGGCTACGCCACACAATGACAGCAGAGGGGAAGGGTGCCGCGTCCTTGGCGTTTCCGTCCTCGTCCGTAAATTTGAGCCGCCCCCGCAGGAAGCGGATCTCGTCGGCCTTCCCGTGCAGTATGTAGTCGTGAAAATATGAGGTGTCCGTCCTCGAAGGTATGAGCATAACCACGAGCGTGCCCGGTTTCTGGCTTTCCTCGTAGCCTTTCTGCACCCAGTCGCCGATCTGGCGGCCATACGGAGGATTGCAGAACACGCGACTCCCCCCCCAGTCCATTTTCAGGCCGTCGTCGGCCGGTGTGAAGTATCTCGCGCACTTGGCGCTTTTATCGGTCGCGGCCGGATCGAGGTCAAAATGGAACTCCCGATCCAGCTCTGCGAAAAAGTCTGCCGGTGTACACCAGCTCAGGTTCTTGCTGCTTAATAATGCCTCATTCATGCGTCATTTTCTCCTTTCCTTGGTCTTGCGTTTCTTCCTGCCTCGCGGATCGGGCAGCCGTCGCCTCCGGCCTTGCACATGCTTTCGGTGACTTTCTTGTCCATGAATGTGTGAATATCTCGGCCCGCCTCGCTTGCGTGGAGGCTGGTGTTCAGCGGCTCACATACCGCTTGCCCTCGGTGCTGTCCGAAAAGCGCCAGCCCGTTGCAGCACGGGCAGCATTTACGGCCCGGCGGCAGCAGTAGCGGACGCCTGCCTCTTTGCCCCTCTGTCGTGCTGAGCTCGATCCACTGTCTCAAATATTCCCCGATCGGTAGTGTCACGCCTTGCCCTCCGTTTCTGTGTTGTAGTCCAGTTCTATGCCCTCCAGCAGTTTGAGCACTCCGGCGATATATTGCACGCGGTAGGGTTCGAGCTCCGGCTGCTTTATGTGTTTACGGCCGTATATGCTTTTCATGTCCCGCCATACTTCCCACGGCACCCGGTAGAAGTCTTGCAGGCCAAAACTCACCATGATGAAGGCAGCAGCTCCGAGGCGGTGGTGCTCTGTCAGGCTGTCGATCTGCTCCTGAGTCAGTCGCCCGTACTCGATCCGGTCGCTGTCGGTGTGTTTGGCCTCAAATACCACGGCCCGGCCGCCGGTCAGTGTCCCCTTAAAATCTGGCTGCCCGGCCTTGATGTAGCAGGCGAGGAACTGGCCCTGCCGGTTGGGTGGCCTTAACGGGCGCATAGGCTCCGGCGTCTTTTCGACGAAGGCCACGCCCTTGTCGCGATACCAGCCCAGACTCGCGGCGAGCAGGTTCTCGAAGTGTTCCCCGGCTCGCTTGCTCTGGAGCCCGCGCTGGCTGCGCTGGACGTTTGAGAGAGCGGTCGTAGCTGTCGGATCCGGGTAGCCCTCGCGATTTTTCCCCGGCACCGTGTCCCAGCTCATTGAGTCGCCCCCTGATCTGCCTCCAGTGTTATGTCGTGGCCGCGGTGCTTCCTGAGCTCGTTCGCCAGTTCCATGACGGCCTCGCCGGAGATCCTCACGGTGGTGGACTCCACGGCCGCGATCCCGTTCAGGCTGCCGACGTGAGAGGGGAGGACGATCAGCGCGTCGCCCAGCTCAGCGTCCGGCAGTTCCTCGCCGGTGTGCTGGTAGACTTCCACGGCGTCCCGGACGAGGATCCCGTGATCCTTCGCGTATTCGATCTCTGCCTTCATGCTCTCGCTTGGATTGTCGATACCGTACACCCAGATCTCTGAGCACATGCTCAGCAGTGAGATCCCCAGCTCCATGCCGAGGGCCCGTTCCTTCGGGTTGGTGTCGTCCATGAATTGCGTACAATAGACGTGCGGCGCGATCGGCACCACGTCCGGGAAAAGCTCGACGGCTTCCCGGCAGTAGTTCTGCGCCTTGGTGATGTTCTTTTCCATGTCTCCCCGGCACGGGGAGCAGATATAAATAAACCGTGTTCTCATGGTGTTGCTCCTTTCTGTTACTGTTTCAATGCGGCCAGATCTACGTCGAGCGCCTCAGCGATCCGGGCGAGTGTCGCCTCTCTTGGTTTGCTTTCCCCGCGCTCATATACGCCGATCTGGGAGTCTGCCATTCCGCAGCGCTTCCCCAGTTCTGATTGCGTCAGCCTCTTGCTGATCCTGATCTGTTTTATTTTTTCGCCGGTTGTCACGTCTCGGCCTCCTTTCTTTCGTTTTCCTGCCACTCCCTGAGCTCCAGCTGCGTGCGTTCCTTGACGGCCGCCTCCAGAGCTTGCCGCTGCTGATCTCTCCAGCCGATTTCAAGCCGCCGGTATTGTTCTTCCTTGTCCCTGCGATCCTGCTCCCGGTCAGCGAGTAGGTGCTGCCCTTTATCCGGTAGGGCTGCGGCCACGGCGTCGATCTGGGCGGTGAGGTTCTGCGGAGTCATGGCCCGCTGCTTCTCCCGCTCGTACATTGGCTTGTATATATCCATGAAGGCCACCCGATCCATGCCCGGCTTGCCTCCCCGGCAGTAGCTCCGGTGCATTTCGTAGAGGTTGCCCCAGCCGATCGCCTCGACTGAACGGGCCACCAGCGGCGGCAGTTGGTGGTATAGGTCGCCGTAGTTGTACTCCCCGGAAGTATAGAGAAGATCGCTAACGGCGAGCCACGCCTGCTCCGGCGGTATGAGTTCCGGGTGCTGGATCTCCAGCATGAGCTCCCGGATCTCTGCCACGCTCGGCGGCCACTTGCTTGTCGCTATGTGCTTGTTGAGTGCCAGCGCCACGATCCTGCCGTCGTCTGCTTGAAATATTGTGGCCCAGAGGTTCACTGTGGCGGTGACGGCTGCTTCGTCCCTGAATTTGTCATAATTGGGGTAGGCGGTGACGACGATCGCCACCAGCTTTGCCGCGTCTGCCTTAGTCAAATACGCCGCCCCCTTCCTCGTCTGCTATGATACCGGCGAGCACGTCCATGGTGGAAGGCTTGCCTCTCGCTTCCTGCTGATATGCCCCGCCCTGCGGCAGTTCGTCGTCCCAGCGTCCCTGATTGAGCCATGTCGCCGGGTTTGGTATAAAGCGCCCACCTTCTCGCCTCCATTGGTCTGAGGCTTTGGCAAGGGCCACCGCCTGCATGATCCGCTCGAATAACTCGGCGTCAGGCTTGACTCGTTTCCATGAGGTGAGGGCCGCCTTTTTTCCGACTTTCTTCGGGTATTGCTGCCAGAACTCAGAAAACCGTCGCTCTTGCGCGTCCTGCTTCGGCTCCGGGGGGTTAGGGGGGCGATCCCCCTCTTGTGTAGTCTTATCTGGTGTACTCTGGTCTTGTATAGTCTGGTCTACTCTGCCTCCGGTCTTTTTCTGGTCGTCCGGCGGCTGCCCTCCGGTCTGTCCGGCGGTCGTCCGGCGGTCGTCCGATTGCGAAGCGGCAGCAGCAGCCCGGCGACGTCTGGAGCGGTTCTTTTCGGCCTCTCTTTGGTCGATCAGCTTCCCGGTGTACTCGTACCAGTCGTGCAGAGTCAGGGATCCGTCTTGTTCCTCGTCCAGAAGCCCGGCGTGCGCCATGGCCTGCACGAAGTCGTCCGGGGATCCGCTCCACTGGGCCGCCCGCGCGATCATGCGGGTGCTGATACCTTGGAGGGATCCGCTCGGTGCATTGTCCAGAGCCCAGAGCCAGAAAGAGATCAGCAGGCCGAGCATGTGAGCCGGTTCGATCTCCAGCTCGTCAGCCGCCGCCAGCAGCTTTCGGTGATCTTTGAGTTGTTGGTGTACTTGGATCCATGCCACCGTGCGCACCTCCTTTCGTGGTTGTTTCTCGGTTTCTTTTTGGTCGTCCTCCGGTCTGTCCGGCGGTCGTCCGGCGGTCTTTTTCCGGTTGCCCGGTGTTATGAAATATTAGAGCCATAGTCCCCGCCGCCTCCTTGCCCGCTGTCTGCGAAGCAGATCCGGGAGGCTTTGACTTCTACGACTTTATGGTTTTTGTTGTCGCTGCCGGTATATTTCCGGGTGCTGAGGCGTCCCTCGACAACGATCTGGCGGCCCTTGGTGAGATACCGGCTTACAAACTCGGCCTGCTCTTGCCAGCACACAATCGGGATATAGTCGGGCGGGGTGTTCTTGTCTTTGCTCGGCACCTGCACGGCGAGGTCGAAGCTCGCCACCGGGACGCCGTTCTGGGTGTATCTGAGTTCCGGTTCCTGAGCCAGACGGCCCAGAAGTCCCACATGGTTATACATTCGCGTTTCCTCCTTGCTGTTTCTTTACTTCGGCGTCCAGTAAATTGCAGATTTCGTCATACTGGGCCCGCGTCATATTGTGCGGATCCTGCTGCCCGTAACTCTTGGCGATCCGCTCGTTGATCTGCGCCTGAGTGATCCCTGCGTCCTCTCCCTTGCGATACATGCGGGAGAGCTGAGCGTCTGTGAGGGGCCTCTGAGCGCCCGTGCGCCCGTTCTGGGCCGTTTGGCCGCTTGGCTGGGTATTTCTACCCCCTGCACCATTTTGAGGCGCTGTGGGGCGATTTTGGGCCGGTGGCGTCCCCTCGCTCGCGTGGTCGCTCATGTCGGGATCGTCGTCGCCCTGATCTATTCCGAATTTCTCGAAAAGGTAGTATTTGAGGCAGTACGTCCACGCGGAGCCCTTGGCCTTGTCCGGGCCGCCGTCATTGGTTCCCAGAGCGTGCAGCGTTACCTCCAGAATGTCGTCCGGTTTGTCCGCGTTTGTCCAGCGGATCGTCAGGTCTGCCTCATACACCCACACGATCCGGCTCCCTCTCTGGGTGTTCTGCTGAAAACTGGTGAAATACATTGGATCGCCGTTTTCGGTGTGTCTGGTGGCCTGCTCGGCCACTATGTCGAAGTTGACGCCGTACTGGTTCATAGCCGGTGTGAGAAGCTCGTACACGTCGAAGATCTTCGCGAATTTGTACTTGACGCCCTCGGAGTGCTGGCGCTGCGTGATAGCAGGCACGGCCTCCCGGAGCTTGACAAACTTCTCTTGCAGGCTCATGGACTCCCGCGGCGGTGCTTCTGTGGTTTTTGGCTGCGCTGCTGCAGCAGCCTTCGTACTTCCTGCCATGTCTACCTCCTTACACGTCCACCGAGAAGGTGTCCGGCTTCTCAATAATCTGCACGGCCTCGACGATCTCGCCGGTTTCCTTGTCCACGACGCTGCCGCCTATGATTTC